ATTTTCTTGCGCAAATCCTCGACGTTTTCGATAGTGTACTGTTTAGCCATTTGTTATTTTGTTTGTTATTCTTTTGGGGAAAAGAAAAACTGTCGTAAATTTGCAGTTGGATATATTGAGGTTAGGCAAATTGTCTGACAGCCTTTCTTGTGTCCGTTTGTTTGTTATCTGTGATGCAAAGTTATGTCTTACTTTCGACACTTGCAATAGTATGTGTCTTAATTACGACATATTTAACTTTTATTAATACTTTTAGCGACGTGGCGAAAACGATTGATAGAGATATAAACCAAAGAATTAAAACCATTTGCGACGCAGTTTTTGGCGGTAATGTTACGCAGATGGCAAAAACCTCATTTATTAGCCGCACCACCCTAATTAGCATTATGGGTGAACAACAATCAGCACCGGGCTACGACGTACTACGCAAAATTGTCGAAATTCCGACAGTAGATATAAATGAAGCGTGGTTACTCACCGGAAAAGGCGAAATGTTAAAACAAACTGAGCCTATACAAATCCAGTCCAATAGCGGCGGCAATAATCAACAGGGTAACAATAATAGCCAAATCAATCTATGCCCCGATGACGCGGCGCATATCCGGGAACTTGAAAAGGAAATAGAAAACCTACGCGCACAGCTCGCCCACAAAGACGACATTATAGCCGAAATGCGTAGTAGTGCCGCTAAACAGGATGAGCGTATTAGTGAGTTAAAAGACTGGATAGCTGATTTAAGAAAAGCGAAATGAAAAAGGTATTTTTAATAATTGCTCTGTGCGTGTGCGCCCTCCAGCTGGCGGCACAGACGCAACAGGATAGCGTAGGCGTTTATATGGTGCGCGGTGATGTTATTGCACCCATGAGCGCAATTAACTACGATGGTACGAAAATTAGCAAAGGTTTCATGTCGGCAAAAGCTAAGTTAGAATTTGCCGGGGCCACGTCTGAAAATCAATTTACCGGAGCGGCTAAGTTTAGAATATACTTTGGTCAGCCCCCAGTAGATAAAATGGCAAGTCTTTATATGTTCATGCCTAATTATAAAATTGGCGATTTTGGAATAGGGCAATTTGAGGTAAAGAAAAATAAAAGACTACTAACCACAGCCAAAGCGGCGGTAGTCGGGAGTAACGGAAGTGGGGCTAAAGCAAGTGAAAATATAAGCATGGAAGTAACGGAACTTCGCCCCAACGCTTATGAGATAACAGTTACAGGCGCGCCCGGCGAGTATTGCATAATGCACACTTTTAGAGGTAGCGGCGGTTATGGCGGTGTATTCGACTTTACGATACTTCCTTAAAAATAAAACCCCATCGCTTTTAAGGGCGGTGGGGTTTCTTTTATAGGTTCAATTCGGGCAAACTGTTTATCGCGGCTTCTTTGAGGCTATCCACGGCGCGTGTGTACTTCTCGGTATGCTTTAGGCCGCTATGTCCTAAAAGGCTTGCCACGGTCTTTATATTCGCGCCGTTGTTAAGGATATTAACGGCAAATGAGTGACGCGCACAGTGCCACGTTATATGTTTGTCGATCCCGGCGCGTGCTACCCAGTGCCGTAGTGCTTTTAGGCACATGGTGTGCGACGGCAAAGGAAATATTAGGTCATTGCGTTGCCCTTTGCCTATTAGCCCCAGTAGGCTATCATTTAGAGGTATTATTACACTGCTGGCACTGCTATGGCCTTTTGTCTTGGCTTGCTCAAAATTTAATAACCGGTTAGCGTAATCGACGTTAGCAAATGTGAGGTCTTTAACGTCGCACCAGCGTAGGCCGCTATACAGGCAAAATATAAATGCCCGGCGTATATCCGTGCTTTCGCCGGGGTAATGGGTGGCGATTAGCTTTTGTACTTCCTCGACACTTAGCACGTCTTTTTTAAGCGCATTACTATCTATCTTAATAACTATACCGGTGCAGGGATTTTTGCGGATTATGTCGGCTTCTACGGCCGCTTTGATAACCTTTTTAAAACGCGCATACAGGGTGTGTGCGCCCTCGCCCTTAAATCGTTTTTGTAGATACTCGGTAAAGCCGGTTATCATTTCCTTTGTAAGCTGCTGGGGCTTTAGCTTTAGGCCGCGTGTGCGCCGTTCCTTATCTTTCGCCGCTTTCGCTCTCTGTTCTTTAGTCCAGTCCGGTTTAGGTGTAAACTTGTCGCTGGGGTCTATGAGGTAATCGACGAAACAATTATAGGCGCGTTTAATATGGCGTTTGTCGGCTTTGGTGTATGCCTCATAGTACGCCCACATCCATTTTAAAAAATCTATGTCGGTATCTTTTTTAAGCCGGTAGCCCTCGGTGCGCTCTAATAGTTCCTGCCCTCGCTCAAACCGTATGCGCTTGGCTATCTCTAATGTTTCCTTATTTTGCTGTCGCTCCTGTGGCGTGCGTGGTGCTTGCCATAGATACAAAGACAATATTTCATTCTTTCTTTCGTTCTTTAGGTAGGTGGTGCCGTTTTTACTGGTTACTTCGACTTTGCCGAAATAGTATTCTAAATATAGGCTGTCGCGGCCATCAGTCAAAGCACGCCCCATCAGCTTTGGATTATCGCCGCTTCCACCCTCGATTAAGTAGGTGTTATCGGCCCGGTAATTTTTCTTTGCCATGTGTCGGTATTTGCTTTTGTTTTCTTTTGTTTGCAAAGATACAAAATAAATCCCATACACAAAGCACAGACAAAGCACTTTTTGAGATAATAAACGAAAACAAATGAAAATAAACCATAGATTAAAAACGATGAAAACTCTAATAATCACGCTTTTACTTAGATTTACTTTCACTTATTTTCCACTTGTTAACTCGGTTGTGTGCCTGTTCTGGGCACCTTAAATCCCTTTTAACTCATTGAGTTTTAAGGGGTTTTTCTTTTTCACAAAGCACAGACAAAGCACATTTCAAAACACTATACGCAAATAATCCTTAGCGTTTCCGGCGTAGGTATAGGAAAAGCACCCATAAAAGCACGGCGATACATACCCCCAGCCCTAACCGGGCTAATGCGGTTTCGTACCATTTTTGCGCCGGGGTCTTTTCCTCGGTGCGCTTCTGCTGGTTTTCCTGCTTCGCTTCTACTCCGGTGGCTTGCTCCCGGTGTCCGGCGGTGTCCTCGACTTGCTGGGTTACGCCTTTTTCCTGCGCCGTGCTTCCTTTGTGCTGGCCTTTGATATTTTTAACGCCCTCCAGTGTCACGTTTCCGGATGGGTCTATATTGACTTTGCCGCCGCCCTCTACAAACTCGATCATGCCGCCGCCCTCATAGGTGGCGGCCGTCTTGGTTGTGTCGATGGTGTTAACCTTATGGGTCGCTATGTCGCTTACCAGCTTGGTAGTATCGACAAAGGATATAGTGCTACTTTGGTCGGTAGCCGTTACCGTCTTGTGTGTCCTGCATGAAAACAGACACGCCGCGATTACTCCAGCGGCAAATAGGGTTAGTTTTCTCATGGCTGGAACTTGATAGCGTTAAGGCGGTTTAACCAACCGCGTTTATACTTGTTGTTAATCGGGCGGCTGGCGCAAATACGGTCTATGTAGGCTTTGCGCTCTGCCACGATCCGGCTAAAGAATTGCGCCGGGTTCTGCTTGTTAAGCGCGGCCAGTGTCTTAGGCCCTACTATGCCGTCCACCGTCACACCTAACACCTGCTGGGGTATGGTGATACCATATTTACCGGAAGCCCAAACCCAATCTACCAATATTTCGGCGATAGACTGGTTAGCGATTTTGTCGGCTTGCCACCTATCCCAAAACATAGTTTTAAGAATGTCGAGCCACTGGGCGTATGTCATGTTACGCAGTCGCTCTATAGTCGGCACCGGGTAGCCTTTTTTGCGGCAGTATTCTTTGTAGGTCGCTATCGTAACGCCTACCATTGTGGCACCGCCCAAATCGTCGGGATCGTTGGCGTAGCCGGTTTTTCGGGCTTTCTCAAATAGTTTTTCACCAGTCAGTCCTGCTGGATTTATACCGGCTTCAAACTGGATAATAAAAGGCACTAATTTTTCTACATTTGCCATAATGTTATTTGGTTTATTGGTTTAGTAGTCGCTGGGCGGCTCGCGGTCGGAGCAGCGCCTTTTGAGGCATTTGCGCACTTCGGCCTCGGCGAGCCTGAGCTCTACCTCGTGGCGCCGGTGTATTTCCTCGAGGCGGGCGGCCTGTTCCTGCCGCAGCTCGGCGTAGAGGCCGTCGATTTTGGTGTCGCGCTCGGCGATGCGTTTTTCGAGCCATTCGACCTGCTTCCGGTTGTTTTCGTTTTCGGCGGCCTGCGCGGCGGCGTTGCCCTGCCGCAGGGTGGCTTTGCGGGAAAACCACCACTGCAGCAGTTGCAGGAGTCCCTGCACGCCTCCGACGGCGCCTGTTATGGCGAGTATGTCGGTTGTGTCCACGGGGAGGGTTACTGGTGTGCGACGAGGTTTGCGAAGAGGGTTTCGAGCCAGATGTCGGGCGGGAGGGTCTCGCCGGAGGGGAGGGGTATGGGCGTGCCTGCGGCGAGTGCGGCGTCGGCTATCTGCTCGAACGCCTCGAGGGAGATGCGCCGGTCGGGCGCGGGGCTTTGCTCGGCAGCGGCGTCGGCGACGGCTTTGTCGCGGGCGTCCTGGTCGGCCTCGGTGTCGGCGGTGATGGACTGCCGCTTTTTCTCGAACTCGTCGATTGCGGGTATGTACGCGGCGCGGGCTGCGAGGATTTCGGCGAGCGCCTTGCCGCGGAGGGCGAGGCGGCGTGCCTCCGAGAGGAGGAACATTCGGAAGTATGTGTCGTTGTAGGTCATTTTTTAGGTGATTAAGTGATTAGGTGATTAGGTGGTCTGGTGGTCAGGGTTCGGCGGCGATGGCTGCGACGGCCTGCTTGAATTCCTCGATGGCCTGAAGGATTGCGGCGCGGTCGGTGTGGGTGTGGAAGTCCACGCTCAGATATGGGTAAGCGCGGAAGTCGGCGAGTTCTGCCGGGCGGTCTTCGGGAGCCTCACCGCCGATTGCGCGCACGTATCCTGCGGAGATGTTTTCCAGCGAGCCTGCGCTGATTGTGGCCTCTGCCGAGATGTCGTACCTACGCGACTCGTCGGTGGAGTTGTCTACGCGCACCCTGCGCGAGATTGTCTGTGTGATGGTTGCTTTCGTTGTTTCCATTGCTTTTGTTTTTATTTGGTTTGTTGTTGCTGTTTAATTTATCTCGAACTCGCACACGAGCCTGATGTCCTCCCCGGTGGAGGCGTCGCGTATGAGCGGTATCTTGGTGGAGCAGTAGGCGTCAAGGGTGAGGGTCAGACGCCCGGAGTACCGCACGCCCGAACCAATGTACACGCCGTCGAAGCGGACAGGCTCGTTGAACTCGAAGTAGACGGGGCTGCCGTATGCCCACTGAACGAGGTCGAAGGAGGCGCCCGACGTGCCGCCGTAGTCGCGGGGCAGGACGTCGACGGTGCCGTCGTATGCCGTCATGCCGTTCTCGAACAGCTCGAGGCGGGCGTTGAATTTCAGGTACCAGCCCGCGCCGAAGAGCATGCGCAGCTTGTCGGAGGAGGACGGGTCCCAAGCGATGTGGTCGGAGCCGAGGTTGACCTGCGGCCTCAGGCTCAGGCTCGACTCGTATTCCGAATACGAGTGCTCGGCGATGTCGAACTGCTTCCGTGAGGCTGTGGCGCGCACCACCACGGTTTCTTTCTCCGGCGCTGTGCCGCCCGCGCCCCCTGTGCCGAACTTGACGGGAGCCTGCCGGTTGTACGCCACCTGCCGGAAGCCGTCGGCCCACATGTCGAGGGAGTACAGTGTCGAGAGGTCGGCTGAGCCGAAGTCAGCGCAGCGGTACTGCTCGTCGATGTCGAGCCTGCGGGGGAACAGCCCGGCGAACACCTTGTTGCCGGGACTGAAGGCGGCGAGTTCGTCAATTTTCGTGGTGACAATCTCCACATTCAGTCCGTCCACGGAGTCGTCGCCCACCGGCACGGGGGCCTGCGCCACGTGCACGCGGGTGAGGTCCACGTCGGCCACGCCGATGGTGAGGTACATGTCGCCGAGGCTCACGCCGTTGACGGCGAAGTCCGACAGCCTGAGGTCTGCCGTGTTGTCGGTGAATATCCTCGCGGTGAGTCCCGCCTCGGCCTGCGGGTATTGCGGGTTGCGGTAAATTGGCAGGGTGTACTGCTGGCCTGCCGAGGAGCGAAGCTCGAAGCCTGTTATGTATTTTTCGGCGAGGCGGTTGTAGCCGTCGAAGTCGCCGAGGCGGCAAGGCCGCGAGGGATATGTGCCTTCGGGCGGCGTCCACTGCCCCCACGGCGGGGTGAGGCAGGTCTGCTCGATGTAGCCTATGCCCAGCAGGGCGGGCGCCATGCCGAAGTTGCCCGCGCGGCGTGTCGACTCGGTGATGCCGTCGCGGAGTATGCCGCCGAAGTTGTATGGCTTGCAGCGCGCGAAGCGGTTTATGGCGGGGTGTCGGCAGAGCGCGGAGATGCGCGTTTCGGCGGTGCCGAGGACCGCCTGCACGTCGCTCACGGCGACGGGGCGGCTTATGGTTGTCGATGTGTGGCTCATTTCTTTGAATTAGGAATTAGGAATGAGAAATGTGGAATTGGGAATGAGGGGTTAGGCGCTGAAGGCGGCGACGTCCTTGCGGGACACTATGGTGTGGGAGGCCTCGATGACGCCCTTGGCGGCGTTGTACTGGAACCAGACTGTGCAGGCGCTGTCGAGGTAGACGCGGCGGACGGCTATGTCGCGGTCGCCGAAGTTGAACACCGTGCCGTCGAAGTTCATCACGTATTTCTTGTCGGAGGTGGCGGCGGGGTCGGTGGTGCCTCGCCACCAGTACCATCGCCCGTCCTTGTGGCAGCCCATGCCCATGGTGGTGTTGCCTCCGCAGACCTCGACGGCGGTGTGGTTGTCGTCGCGCAGCTGCAATCCGACGCCGAAGCCGCTGCAACCTATGGCCGTGCGGTGGGCTATCTTCACGGGCTTGTTGTACGCCTCTACCCACGTGGAGTTGCGCATGTACATGCCGCCGCCGTGTGTCTGCGAGTACCAGCCCCCGTTGCCCGTGGTGCGGAACCAGTCGTCGCAGCGGACACCGCCGTGGACGTCGATCGGCCATTGCGGCGACGTGGTACCTATGCCGAAATTCCCGCCGTAGGATATGGTGCCGATTGTCTTCGCATACGAGTAGCCGGAGTGGGCGCGTATGCTCAGGGAGCCGTCGGACTGCGCGGAGAAGTATATGCCCGTGGTGCTGCTCGAATGTTTAAAGAAGAGGTTGCGCTCCATCTTCATGTCAAGGACTCCGTTTATGTAGGGGGTGGTTAGCGAGCTGCCGATTGTGACGGGCTTGCCGGAGAAGACGAAGGCCTCGGAGTTGGCTATGATGTTGGCGTACTCGGCGCCCGCCTCGCGGAAGCTCAGCACGGTGTAGCGCTCGCCGTCGGTGTTGTCGAATATGAGCTTGGCGTCGTTGCCGCAGCGTATGGTCAGGGGCTGGTTGAGGGCGTTGACGAGGTTGGAGTAGTTGCCCCGGTGCAGCACCTCGTGGCCTGCCGAGCCGTAGGTGAAGGGCTGGTCGGCGTGGCACACGTTGACGCCCTGCGGCGTGGAGCGGTAGGCTATCCACAGCTTGTCGTCGCAGTTGAACTCGTTGCCGCCCTGGAGGTGCATCTTCCTCACGGCGAGGTCGCCGTCCATCTTGTCACCCGCCGCGTTGACGTAGCGCCCGTCGAGCATCGAGGCGTAGTTGGCGGCGTGCAGAATGTCGTGGCCCTTGTAACGCAGGAAACTCGAGCAGACGGCAAGGTTATTGCCCTGCTGCCACCCGTTGTCGCCCCAGCCGACATAGGCATACTCCTGCACGTCGGCACTGCATAATGAGCCGAAAATCACCTTCTCGGTTCCTGCAAGGTTCGACACCACAAAGCCCCTTGCCGAGCCGCCGGTGGTGGCAGGGTGCCTCGCCGTGACATTGGCAAGGAATGTTTTCGCGCCGGCCACCTCCTGGGCGGTGCCGACCGTGAGGTAGCGGGTGTCGAGTGTGGCGGCGTAGTTGGCGGTGTCGAGCAGGGTGTGCCACGGCCCCCACGTGCCGCTGTTGTAGTCGCGGTTGCGGTGTCGCAGGACGCCGTTCACCCAGCCGCCGAACCACAGCTGAGGCTGCCAGTGTCCGGCTCGCCCCGCAATCTCCAGCACGCAGCCGTAGCTGTCGGGGCCTCCGTTGTCGTACACGTCGAAGAATCGCGCCTTGAGGTCGGTGCGGTATGCCTGCCACGACTGCGAGGTGTCGACGCTCGCCTTGGCGTCGGCCACGCAGACCTCCCCCGACCGCGAAGCGAACGGCACGTAAAGACTCGTTGTGGTGGTACCCTTGGTGTACGTGAGCTTGTCGCCCGAAGTGCCTATGGCCGAGATGTACGCGTCGTGCGAGTGCGCAGCCGCCGCGTAGTTCCCCTTAGGCTGGTAGAGCGCCGCGGCCTCGGTCTTGGCCAGCAGGTGCGATATGTCCTGATGCGCGGTGAGGTACTGGCCGTGGGTGTGCGATGCCGCCGCGTAGCTGCCCCTGGGCTGGTAGAGGGCTGCGGCCTCCGTCTTGGCGAGGTAGGCCGAGAGGTCGGGAACCGTCGCGTTGGCCGCCACGTACTCCCGCACCCACACCTGCGTGGCGTAGCCCTCGCGCACAAGGTACGCCCCCAGCGCCTCCTCGCTCAGCCCTCCACCGCCCTCCGACGGCCCGAACGCCGCGACGTCCTTCAGCGAATATGCCGCATACGGCGTGTAGATGCGCCCTTCCTCGTCGAACTGCCAGTAGGACTGGAGGCGGGCGATGTCGGCTCGCACACTGTCGAGCAGCGATGTGTCGACACCCCCTGCCTTGTTCACACGAGCGCCCGAGCCACGGTTCTCCAAGCGTTTGGAGCGTGGCTTGGCGGCGTAAAAGCTTCGTGATATTTTAATATTCTTCATTCTGCAGGGGTGTATTTTTGAGGTGAGAGTTCGATGTACGAGGCTTCGGCGACATCTTCGCGGCAGCTCAGCGTGGCGGCGGAGAGAATGAACCGTGTGTCTTCGGGCTGTGCCGCGTCGGCATATGCCGCCACGGGATTCGAGCAGGACGCGTCGGCCTCGCCGGAAAGCACGGTGTGACGGCTGTCGTACTGCGACGCCATAGAGGCTATGAGCAGTTGTTCGGGCAGTCCGTTTATGTCGCCCCGCCATAATTTGCCGAGCGGCGCGCCGTCGAGGTATATTATTCCTTTGGCGGTGGGTGTGGTACCTTCCGACGAGCCGCACTTTGTTTCGATTTCGAGTTCCTCGCGCGCGGACGGAATGAGGGTTGCCGAATACACGATGTCGTCAATGTCGATGTCTTTTCCGTGAGTGTCCACCAAATCGGCGGCAAGGCTTTCGTACAGCAGCCAGCGCGGCATTTTGTATTCGAGGTCGGAAGAACCTAACGCTTTGTCCCCGTCCATAGCGGTATCATCCCATAAGATTGAGCGTTTTAAAAAAACGGTGTCGACGCCTGCTCCCACTTCGATGTGCAGGGTGCCGTGTACGTTTTTGGGTAGCGATATGAACTCGCCGTCGCCGCGTTTCTCCCACATCTGGGGAAGCTCTTGTTTATAGCCGCGTCCGAAGCAAGGCCGGTTTGTCATCCACCCCTGGCAGGGCGATTTGTCCTTGCGCTCCTGCCAGTCATAGAAAGCCAGCCAGCATTCACCCCACGCGGGCGTACCTGCCTGCCACACGTTGGCCATGCTCGAAGCCTTGACGTCGAAGCTGTCGGAGTTGGCGAGGTTGACGTTTACCCAGCGCATCTTGCTGCCTCCGTCGGTTTCTATCCATATGCGCACGGGCACATAGACGATGTTCCAGTATTTCTGCTGCCGCTCGTAGTTTCCTTCCTCGTTCGGCTTGTCGGCACTCTCGAAAGGGTTGTACCTGCTGTCGAGGAGCATTTTCAATTTTACACGCAGCAGGCAGTCGGTATCGGCAGTGGTGCATATGCGCGCGGGGCGTGCGGCGAAAAGCGTCCCGATGTTGTCGTAGAAGCCTGCGGAATCGCGGTGTCCCGCCCAGGACACCTTGCCGAAGAGGCGGACTTTGTATGCTGTGGTGCTGTCTATGACGTTCGACGTTATGCACCCGGCGATACCTGCTCCATCCGAGCCGCTGTACACGGCGTCGATTCTGTATGCGCAGGCAAGCCGCCGGTCGGATATGTCGGCCATTTCGGGCTTTGGCTCGCCGTAGCTGAGGTCGAAGCCCGGAAGCGAGTCGGCGTGGTTGCCGAATTTGTAGTGCGCTGTATGCTCGGGTCCTGCAAACTCCAAGTCGTCGTGGTCCAGTTCCATCTCGCACACGGCGTCGCCGCTGCCTCCGGCATATGGGGAGTATGCCACAGAGAGGTCGTTGTATACCGCGCCTGTTGCGAGGGTCTGCGATTCGGCGCTCCACGCGATGCGCAGCGGCGTCTTTGCCATGAGGCTGTGGACGTCGTAGACGGTAATACTGCCGTCATGCTGTACCATGCGCAGGCCGAGCGGCTGGAGTATGCTTTCGAGAACCTCGCGCCAGGTCATGGCTTCGCCTTCCTCGTCGTAGAAGTTGTCGGAGCATACCGAGAAGCTCGATAGGGCAAGCTTGGCGCCGTTCTGTGTGCGCTTGAGCTCGAAGTCCTCCGCGAGTTCAGAGCCGGAAAGACAGGCCGCGCCGAGAGCCGACGCCACGAGTTCGGAGTACGGCACAAGGCGCCCCGGGGCAATGTCGAAAGGCACGTGGCCGAGGGAGCCGAAGTCTGAAAACGTGAGCCTTACCTCGTAGTTGTCGAGCCGTTCGTAAGGCTCTTCGTAGAACTCGGGGTCGAGCAGCCCGCGCCAGAACGGCCGCCCGTCGCGGCTCAGTGTCAGGAGGGCGGTGCTGTCGCCGGTGGTGTACAGTCCGGCGAAGGTCCTGTCGGCGGGGCTGATGGCCGTTATGCAGCAGCCCGAGGGCTGCAGGGGTTCGTGCTTCGCTGTGTCCTTCCACTCCACGGAGGCTGCGTCGACATCGAAAAGGAAGTCCTCGGCCTCGACCGTTTCGGCGTCGGAGCCGTCGTTGACGTCGTGTTCGATGCGGACGTCCCAGCGGTGGCCGCCTATGCTGAGGAAAGCGGATTTGTATATGTGCTTGCTCATAGCCTGTTGATGTAATTTTGGCGGTGACGCAGCACTCCCTCGAGCTTGTCGCCGCTGATTTTGAAAACCACTTCGCCGCCCGGCTCGCCCACGGGGTTCAGCATGCCGCGCAGCTTATCGAGCGGAGCCACCACTTCGGGGTTATTCGACGCTCCGGCATACTCGCCTATAAGTCCGACAGTCGGGCCGCTAACGATACCGCCGTTAGCAAAAGGCATAACCCCGATAGCTTGCACCATCGCAGTAGCGGCGGTTACAAATCCGGAAGCAATACCAAACCCGGCAAAAGGTATAGAGGCATGGGCGGCAAAATAAGCGGCGGCGGCTAACTCCATGTAACTTGTAGTCGCCAGCTTGTTAGCGGCGATTACCGGAATTTGCGCAGCCGCGTTTGTTTCGGCTGCTACAGCCTCGGCGGTCTGTGCGCCGGTAGCCACGCCCATAGCTACACTTTCGGCCGTCTTAGCGGTTGTGTGCGCGGTTGTGGCTACACTAAGCATATTTATTATGCCTACTATAGTTTTGATACCGTCGTATATCTGTAAAAAGCCATCGACTATACCGGTTACGGTCTGCCACGCGTTACCGTTACCCTCCAGCGCGTCGGTGATGCTTTCCACGCCGTCGCCGATACCCTTAATGCTACCCCAGCCATTACGGAATGTTTCAAAGGCGTTAATACCCTCTTTGCGCCATTTTTCGTATGTAGCTATAAGGCTTTCAATGTCTTTGCGCTGGGTTGCTGTTACCGGGTGGTCTAAGTCATTTAACAGGCGGTTAAGTTCGTTAATCTTTGCGGTCAGTTCGTCGAAACCCATACCGCTAATTTTAACTTTATACTCGCGTCCTGTCAGTTTATTTATGTCGGCTACCTCGCGCTGTAAAGATGGTATTTCGATACCGCGCTGTAGGGCGTTACGCTTCTTTTCGTAGGCGGCTATAGTCTGCTGGATATTTTGTATTTCCTCGCCGGTCGCCTTTTTCTGCCTCTGCTGGTAGTAACTTATGGCCTCGTCTAATTCCTCGATCGTATTAAGCGTGGAAACATCGCCCGGCTTTTTCAAGTCGTCTAAAACGTAGTCCCATGCCTTTTTTAGTTCGTTGAGATCGTTAATACTTTTCTGCACGGTTACGCGCTGGGTGGCATCGGCCTTTTCCAGTAACGCCGTATAATAGGATAGTTCGCGGTTTAATTCCTCGTAGGTCTTTATATCGGCGATAGGCGTAGGTACAAAGCCAGTACGCTCTAACTGGGCGCGTAGTTCCTCCAGTCGCTTTATTTCGGCATCTATCCCGGCTATATTGTCGGCCGTGGCTTTTTGCCGTAATGTGCGCTGGTAGCTTAATTCGCGGTCTATGTCCTCTAATGTGTTGAGGCTTGCCGGGCGTTGTGCTTCTTTTTGTACCAGTTCGATAGCCTCGCGTGCCTTTTCCCAGCTTGCGATTTTCTCGCGTATAATGCGCTGTTCCTCGGTGTTGGCTCCGGTCAGCTTCTTTTTATAAATTTCGATATTGGTACTTAATTCTTCGTAGGTCTTAGGATCAGCCACGGCGGTTTTCTTTTTCGTCGTGTGCTGGGTACCTAATCCGGTCATACCCTCTAAGACTTTTTTACGCGCTTTCAGTTGGTCGTTATAGGCGCGTAGCTTTTTAATCTCGGCTGGGTCGGTAGTGTTCTTTAGGCTTTTTTCGGTTTTGTCGATAGCGTCGGTTAGCTGCTGCCATGTCATTTCACTAACTTTCACCTCGCCGTTAGCACCAGCCAAACCGCGATTTATTTCGGCCGTAATCTCCCCGGTCTTTTTGGTAATGACATCTAACCGCTTTTGTAACTCGGCCTCTGTAGCGGCCGCGTCGTCCATATCCTTTTTAGCCTGTCGGTATTCCTCGGTTTCGACTTCTACCGTATAAGTTTGCACATAGCCGGTAACACTACCTCCGGCAGTACGCGTTTGGGTTGTCTTATGCTTGCCGGATCGTTCTAACTCGGCTTTACGCTCGGCGGCTAATTCTTTATTTATTGCGGCCTCGGCGATTTTTGCGGCTAAGGCTTTCGCCTGTGCTTCGTAGCCAATCTGTTTAATATATAACTGGCTCTTTTCGGTCAGGATTTTATACCATTCCTTGGCAGTCTTATGCGCACCGAAAAGGTCGCCGTATGCTTCGTTTAGATGCTGTACGGCCTCCTTTGTGCTTTTTTTAGCCTTGATTAAATCGCCCAGTGCCTTAACGTCCCGGTCTATCTGCACTTTGGCAGCGGCGGCCGCTTGGGTATAGTCGTCGGTAGCATCGTCGAGTTTTTCGACACTATCCGTAGCGTCGTCGGTGGCACTAACGAAATACTCGATAATGGTAGTTACGGCCGCGATCGCCGCGCCGATACCAGTAGCAATTAACAAACCGCGAAGCGCGATTTTTAAGGCTGTGGCACTATACGCGCCGCCTTTCATAGCGGAACTGAAAACGCGCACCACGGCGGCGGCAGATTTACCGCGTAGCCCTAACGTCACCATTGCGACGCTTGCCAGCTTTGCGCGTGTGGCTACCGCTACCTGCTGTATGTTAAGCTGCTTAAATGTTGTTATAAGTATGGCCGCGCTTGATCCAGTGCTAAGTAGCCCGGCGGTAAAGTTGATATAAGGCTGCGCCGCCGACGTAACGCCGGAAATAACGTCGATCACGGCGGCCCACTGGTTGCGCAGCATTTGGTTTACGGCCTCGCCGTGGCTGCTCATGTCGGCGTAGGCGGCATCCATCGTACCGGCACTGTTTACCATGTTGGCGACGTTGGCCGTAAACTTGTCGGCTAACTCACCCTGCAAAGGTATCAGTGCGCGTATGGCTTCCGCGCTACCAAACAGTTTGCTATATACCTCCTGCTCCAGCACGCCGTTAGCCTGTGCGTATGCTTTAACGCTACTATCTAACTGGTTTAGGAAATTTTGGAAGCCTCCGGCGGCCTTGATAGCGGCCGCGTCAAACTGTATGCCCATCTTAGCCGCCATTTCTGCGGCCTCGCTACTGGGCTTAACTAATGCGGTAAATATTGCGGCTAACTGTGTGGAAACCTCGGCGGTGTTACCACTCACACCGGTTAGAGTGGCAAAGGTTCCCATAAGTTCGTCGATAGATACGCCCAGCGTGGCGGCGTTACCTGTTACCATCGGCAGGGCTTGTGCTAATTGCTCAAATGAGGTTACACCATTTTTGGCAGTAAGCTGTATTTTGTCCTGTATGTCGGCCGCCGCGCTCCATTCCAAACCGTAGTTTTTGATAAGCGTAGAGGTAACGCCGACGACTTTGTTAATGTCAGCCAAACCGCCTACCGCTGACCGGGCCGACGTGTTCAAAAACTCTATCCAATTATCTTCCGGCACGCCGTTAGATATTGTTTGGTAGAGGCCGTTAGCCAGCTGGTCGCGTGCTATGGGTATCTCTTTTGCTAAGTCCGCTACCTCTCCTTTGAGCTGCTTAAACCCCGCGCTGTCTTTACTGGCCATCGTGTTAGCCTCTTTCATAGCCTTGTTAAATTCCTCGCTTTCGCTGGTGATAGAATTTAACTGGCCCGCTATCGAGTTAACGGCCTTGTCAACGCCCTGCAAACCTTGTACGGCGGCACTCCAATTAACCAGCGACGTTTTTAACGCCTCTGACTGTTCAAGTGTGGAAGCCATAACGGTGCGTAGGCCGTTAGCGTCTTGCGCTATCGCCCTAAAGCCTTTGCCGTCGCCGTCCAGCTTAAACGTAATTGATATGGTGCCTTTTCCTGACATACGGTTTACTTGTTTATTTCGTCACCTAATCGGTGCGCTACTTCTTCAAATCGTTTTCGTTTTTCCTCAGCGGTGAGCCGTGGAACTTTGCTTCGGGGGTTCTGCTTTTTCTTATCCCACGGCAGCGGTAAAAGCTGCTTGGGGGTTATTTTCTTTTTGACATGCGGCTGTATCACTATCGCGGCTACCGTCCGGGCGCGTTCCCATGCGTCGCGGTTTTGCCCCTCGGTCATTTCGCGCCATGACTTGCAGATACTTTCAAACTCGCCAAAAGTACATTTGCAAAAATCATCGTGCGACATTCCGATACAGCCGACGGCTATACCCAAAAGGTCATAGACGTTTAGCGGCGTTTTCTTTTTTTTTCACCGGGTGCGGTGTCGCTGGTTTCTGCCTCTGCTGTAATTACCGCGTTCCACTCGGTCATGTCCTCCGGGGTGAGGCTGTCGGCAAACTCCATTAGTGACAGGTCAAACGGTATGCCCTCGCGTTTAGCCGCTGACGCTACGCAGCACCACAAATAGGTACATAGGTCGGAAAAGCTACCGGGGTTAATTTCGGTGATCTCTCGGCCGGTTTCCTGTTTGAAACGCAGCATAGCCCCCATAGTGGGGCTACAGGGGTATGCCGTGCCGTTTACGATTATTTCGATGCGTTTCATGCTTCGGTCGCGGGGAGTTCAGGGTCAGGGTTTTCGGTAATAGCGGTTTCGTCGAGTATGTCGGGTTCTCCGTCGTTTTCGAGATTGACGCTATATGTGCTATCGTCCTGTGCCGGGTCGGTACGATCCAGCGACGACACGATAAAATCACCTTTGAGGTAGGGTTTATCGCTGTTTTCGCGCTCCATGCACTTGACCTCGACGCTTTTCCCGGCTTTCCACGCTGCTACCAGTGCCTTGTAGCCGGTTTCGCTTTCGCCGTAAAATACAAGTCCCTCGGCCGAAATAGAGATAGACAGGCCTACCACGCCTTTGCCTTTCCACAGTCCTGCGGAAATGCCTTTTGAGGCCACAGGCTTTACGGCGCGGTCTTTGGTTTCGCTGTTCATGGTGGTAGTGTGGGTGGTGCAGTGGCCTACGGCCTTGCCCCCTACACATACCAGCATATCGCTACCGTTACAGTAGCCGGTTTTCTTAGTAGTCGCCATATTGTTTATAAATGTTAAAAATTGCTGATTTTTTCGATTTAAGCGCGCTTCGGGGTTTGGGTGATACTTTTACTATGGTTGTTATCTCCGTCGCTCTAACGCGCACCTATGCGATTTTGCGCGGTTCTACATTTTCGCGCTAAATACTAACTGCTGCACAAAGGCATCATCTTGGTATGCCTCTTCGCTGTCGAGCAAATAGCATGAGCGCAAACGCATACCGTCATGCTCAGCGGTCACTTGGTCTAATGCGGCGCGTACCGCCTCGGCCAACTCGACACCCTCGCCGTATCGCTCCGTAAAGCAAATGACCTCTATTTGTATTTCGTCTGCGCCGGGCTGTCCGCTTTTCTGCGGATTGGGCGACAGTGAGGTACGGCGGTAGAGTATGTAGGGCAAATCGGCGCAGTCAGTCGCTACCGGGAAAACCTTGTTAGTCCTTGCGGCTACTTCGGCATCCTCCAGTAGTACGGCGCGGATAATCGCCCCGGCACTTAATGATGTTTTAGGTACAGCCATATTTTTTAGCTACTTTTCTTACGCTGTTAATTACTTCGTTGTGCAGGTTGTCGGTAACGCTGTCGCGCACGTCGGCCGCAGTCTTTTGCATAAATCCGTATCGCTTCATAAATCCGCGATGTGTTCCGGCGGTGCGCCATTTGCCGTTAGCCTTGAAGCGTTGTTTGCTCTTGGTTCTGCGCCATTTGGTGCCGGCCTCGGCCCATATCAGCACAGGTTTTTTTAGTCCTCTGCGGTTTATGTGAAATCCGTACTCTTTGCCAGTCTTACCGGCTTTTTTGGTGCCGATAGTAACACGAAATCCGGCTTTACGCTTGAAAACTACAGCACGTACTCCACGCTCTAAATCTTTGTCGGTTCGGATGCTCCCACGCAGATTATTTAAGGCGGTTTTGCGTACTCGGTTAGCCCCACGCCTAAATGCACCTTTTAGGGCTTTCAGACGCTTTTTGGTATCCATTTCAGCAAATAGCCGCTGTAAATCCTCGTCGTCGTATTGTATTGTCGCCGCCATAGACTATTTGTTTACGCGCTCACAAACTAAAGTTTTCATACCCCTGTCGATGTTAGGTATAATGTTAGTTACCGTGTACTCATAGCCGCCCAATTGCTTAACGCGCCAGTTTTCTTTTACCGGGTGGGCGTCGCGTATGTTGAACTCAGCACGATAGTCCGGGAAATGTTCGCCGACTTCCTCACTACGGCTACCGCTCGTTTTTACACGCTCTGCGGCCACTGTGCGAAATTCTTTGTAAATCGGTGCTTCCTCACCAAAGCCGTCCGTGTCGGTAACAGGCTCCAGCAAAACCAACTTATATTTCATTCTCCCTGCTTGCATCGCTTACCAGTTTACGATAGGGTTTAACTAAGGCTTGTAGCGCGTCCGGCACTTCGTGCATCTGTACGCTGCTGACGCTTTCACGCTGGTTGTACCAGTGCGCCGCCAGCATCATAACCGCTTGCGTCAAAGGCACCGGGAATTTTCCGGCGTTGCCGTCGGTTAATTCCTGCTCGGTGCGATTGGTCGCGGTGATTACCGTAACCTCGGCGGCCTCTAACAGATGCGCTAAATACTCGTCGTCGTTGGCGAAATCGTCGGCCCTAACGTGCTTTTTGAATAATGCCAAACTCACTACAGCCATAGCGGAAAACTTTTTAATTATGAGCCAGTACCAGCGGCAGCCACCTTACCCAGCTTAAATGCTTCTTTGCGCAGGGTTGTAGTGCCATAGTTGACGTTAAGCACGAAATCCACAGCGTCTTTGCGGGCCTGGCTGTAGGGGTCGATTACAAACGAAATGTCGCCGAAAAGTCCCATAGGCTGGTAACGCCAATCGCCCAAACCAATATTACCCTCACCGATGTAATGAGTGGTAAATACCGGCAGTCCGGCGATACGGTCATTTTCGCAAACCATGATACCGCTACCGGCATCTTTGGGGGTTGCTTCAGCGATAGCCTTTTGCGCCTTTGTCATAATCCAGCACAGGTGTTCACCGTCAACGCCGGTAGCCAGTACGTCGGCTTTCATGGTGTTGAACTCCTTAAACGTGGGTTCAGCACTGAAACTGAAAACGTCTTTGGCAGCTACGCCGACGTAGGGGCCTACCAGTGTGGTAGCTCCAGTTACCTTTGTGGTGCTGAAAAGGATTTTGTTAATGAGCATAGCCACCGCCAGCGGCATGAGGTTCTTAGCGATAGTTTCGATAAGCCCCTCGGTCTGTATGATGGTTTGGCGTGTGATGGGGATAGCGATACCGATACGCTGAGGTGTTGCGGTCAGCTTACCCAGCTTAATTTTTGTGTCGGTCAGTGCCACACCCTCACCGGCTACGGTAGCCTCGACAGCCTCATAGGTAGGCCAAACGTAGTCACCAGCCAGCCCGGTAGGCATAGGCAAACCAACCTTGTCGAGTATAAGCCCCTCAGTGAGCGGTGTCAAAATGTCCTGCACTTTGAGCGGCACCACCGCGCTGTCGGCTGTGTCCGCTACCATCATAAGGTCGCGCACCAGCAAAATTTGTGTCTGTCGTCCGGTCAGCATATTCTCGCGGATAATGCGCGAAGCGTCGGCGGCGGCATTGGGGTTCTCGCGCAGATGTTCTGCGGCGGCTACCTGCATTTTCATTTGCAGCAACTGGTTTTCGCGTGTGAGTGCCTTAAACTCGGTGTCCTCGGCCTCGGTGCGCTCGCGCTGCTCTTTTTCGCAGGTTTCGGCAATTTCGCCGATACGGTCGCAGTTGGCTTGGTACTTGTTCACCAGCTCGCGCACGTTCAGCTTTTCGGGTTTCTTCTTTTCCATTACTGAAACTTTTTAGAGGTTAAAAATTATATTAACTTTTGCGCGGCAGCGCGGCGCATTTCACGCAGCTGCTTGCGCAGTTTTTCGTTATCGGGTTTAGGTTCTTCCGGGGTAGGCTTTTCCACCTCGCGCAGCCCGGTGGTAAACTCGCGTGCCTCTACCGACGTATCGGGGTAGGTCGGATCAGCCGCCAGCGTAAAGTCATACACGCCGGTTACGCCCTTAACCGTATAGGTTATTTGCGTGGCTCCATTCACTACCTTTGCAGTGCGTTCTACAAAATCACTATCCCAGTATCGGGTAGTAAATGCGAAGCTGCACCCGGATATATCGCCCCGGCTTACCAGTTCTAAAGCTTCGTCGCCATTAGGCGATTTAGGCAGCTCCAAATTAAAGCCTACACCCTTTTCATCGACAAAGTAGGATAGTGTGCCGGTTCCTTTGTTGCTTCTACCTAAAATCAGCTGGCGATCATGGAACATTGTAAATTTAATGTCGCAGCCGTCTAACAATTCCTTTGTTATGGCTTCCGGCGCGATAACCTCGCGTGCCTCGCTGTCCTCGTCACTCCATAGGGGCGCAGACGGCGTATTAAACAGGATAGCATAACCGGTAATCGTGCGGCTGGGGGCTTCGCCCTCGGCCGCCTCACGCACGCGCAAATCGGCGCAGTCGATACGCAGGGTGCGTTTTACCTCGGTGTCTTTATTCCTTTTTGCTGTCATCGTCGTTATTATGTTTTTCGGGTGCTTCCGGCTCTTGCGGCTCTACACCTATTTCGTTTATGCCTCGCAGGTTTGCCGATACTAACGCAGTGTCGCCACCCTCTACAGGCGGCAAATTAAATTTCCTACGCACTTCGTTTAGGGTCGCGCCGATCTGCAAAAATTTGGTGCGGTAGTTCATCATGCCGTTAAGGTTGCTGGCAAATAGTTGGCTTCTGTCAAACTCAAATTTATATTTATGGCTCAAAGTAGGTGCCACCAGTTTACGGCGTAACTCGATCTCGATATTACGCAGCATGGGGTTTAACGTGTGGCTTAAAAAATCTACGTCGGCCTGTTCTACGCTTTTGTAATTGTTACTGGTATCGGCGTAAACAAACGATGGGGGTACACTGAAAAAGCGGCAAATCTCGATAACCGTAAATTTCCGGCTCTCCAAAAATTGCATATCTGTAGAACTTAGCGAAATCGGGCTAAAATCAACTTGACCCGGTAGGCTTACTACCCTTTCGCCGCTTTGAAATCTATTGTCTATGCTCTCGGCGGTCTTTGCCAGTTCTTTATCTTGGTACTCGCCGAAACCGCGCACGCTCTTATCATTGGAAACGATACCACGCACGTTACCGCCGTTAGCAAACCGGTTTTGTGTTTCTTGGTCGCCGGTGGCTGCTATGCTCATGGTGAGCCGGGCGTATGTAAGCACACTAACGCCCCTTTTGCTGTTGCGAAGCGTCAGCCCCTTAATGTGTATAATCTCGTCCTCGGAATATACGCCGCTAACGCCGTTGTTGAGATCGCGCACCGTGTAGGTGTCGTGTATTGTGTCGTGCATTACCGTGCCACGCTCGCACAGTGCCAGCCGGTCTAATTCCATGCTAACATGATTATACACCGGGACTATGTAGGCGTTACCGTCTAATAGTAGTTCTTGCCCTACTTGCCGCCAAAAGTCAAAAGCATTTAGCGCAAAATCAGGCTGCACGTTTAAAAGATAATCCAGCTTTGGGTTATTCGCGTCCGCGAAAATCTCACCTTTGCGCTTTAGGTATTGTAGTGGTAGGTTAGCGACACTTTCGCTAAGTAGTTTAACGCACCGAAATACAGTAGCGACGCACATAGCGGCTTGATCGCTATACACCAAAAGCGACGTAGCCCCGGTGCGTGCCGCGCTGGGGGCCGGGGTGTCGTCGCTTTGTGTTTCGCGCCGGAAATAGTTTACTATATTGTGCCAAAAACTCATTATACTACATAGTTAATACGCAAAGATATAATAAATTTTCGGGGTGTAAAAATCACTAAATCAGCACTTTATTTGCATTTATTTTCGATATTTTCTTTTATTTTTATATGCTTATATTTATTAAATGCTATTTTAAGTATTATTAACAATAATTAACGCAGTGAGTCTATAAACAGGCGCATACACATAAGTTTGGTAATTACGCCGTCTATCTTCTGTGTTTGCTTTCGCTTAATCGGCTTGCAGTTCTCCAGTTTGTCAAAGTCTAAGACTGCATTACCGAAACAATAATAGTTAATGGGGTTGTCGTTTATATGGATTTTTCCGGTTTTGGCCCCATGCTCAAAACTTTCTACCGGGGCGGTAAAATTTCCATAGGTTTGCTTAACCCCTATTAGGGTACTATCGCCGCCGACGGTAGCCAGCATATTTATAATTTCATTGCTTTTCCACGAATCATAGCCGATACCCAAAATGCGTACCAGTTCGCTAAGGTATAGAATGTAGTTAACGATTACCCGATAGTCGATAACGTCGCCGGGGGTGAGTATCAAATAACCCTTTTTAGCCCATACGCGGTACATCTTTTCGTTGGGGTGTCCGTCTAATGCCCCCTCCGGGAAAAAATACGCCGTGTGGAAATCGAAGCTATACCGCGATGCGTCATATAGCCCCAGCGTCACCGCGCTAAAGTCGTCGCTTTCCGACAGATCGATAGCTACCATAGCGTCCGGCCGCCCGGTTATAGCCTCCAGCGGCATAGGCCGGGCGATACTCCGGGCCAGTGTGCTACTTATCCAGCTACGTTGCTCATTCTCGGCATAGATATTTAGCAACTTGGTACGAAACGCTAACATACCCTCCGCGCCTTTGCGCAGTGCGTTTTTATACTCCTGTCGGTAAAACTCCATTTTTACCGTTACGTCCATGTGGGGCTGTACTTTGCGCCACGTCGTTTCTGCGTCCTCCGGGTCGTCTAAATCCGGCTCAAAAATATGGATAAATACGCTATCATCCTCAAATTCGCCCAGCAAAATAGCCTTATATCCTTGCAGCATTTCGTAAAATGGGCCGTCGAAAACGTCGGAAGCGGTCGTAATAATCACGGTTAGCGGATTATCGCGTACACCCATCGACGTAGTAAGCACGTTTAGTAGGTCACTGTCGCGTGCTTGGCTAAACTCATCCATAATAACCGTGCTGGCGTTTAGGCCGTCTTTTGTCCGGGCGTTGGCTGTTAAACACTGTGCAAAAGCCGTCCGGTCTTTGCGCTTGCTTTTTATCGTTTGCTCGTTGACTGTATAGCGGCGTTCTTTCGGGTCTAATTTAAACATACAGCCCCGGATCACGTCAAAGCATTTTTTAGCTTGGTCGCTACTGTTGGCCCCGGTGTAACTCTCGGCGTTTGCATCACCATATAGCAAATCATCTACGGCAAATGTGGCACTCGACGTAGTTTTGCTAAATTTGCGTGGCACAAATAACACCGCCTCGCGCACTACCCGGCGGCATCCATCCCAAAAGCCGTAGATACTGGCAAACTGGAATGTTTGCACCGGGGTTAGCGCGTATGTCTGCAAACCGGCTTTACCGGGAAAATGTAGGTTTTCATATAGAGTAAAAATCCGGTGTACCTCGGTAGCGTTTATGCCGTATTTGTCAGCCAGCCGGAAGTAACGCAAAACCGCTAACTGTTCGTAGAGGTTGTGCGCTTCCGGATTTTGTGCTACCTCCATAACGTAGCACTCCAGCCGTGCGTCAACTTCACACAGCCGGTAGTCGGCGATAGGCGTAGCGGCCAGTCGCTTTGTTACTTCGATCTTTGCCTGTCGTAGTTTATCCTTTTCTTCCTCTGTCATGCTGTAGGCTCGGTATTACGTTTTATGATAGTTGGCTTTTTCCGGGTTGAGTTCTTAACCTTTTTGGTTAGATCTACCAGCGGATCGTTATCGTCGGTGCCGGTCAGTTCCTCGACGGTCAGCCCTAACGCTTTCATCTGTCGCGTTACGCTGTCCTGCGCGTCTTTCTGTATCTTAAAAACCGGGTGAGGCACCAGCGTTTCATTTCCATATCGGCTAACCGACGAAATGGTAGTAGTGTCTAAGTTGTCGATCTCGTCGTTAGCCAAATCGAGCGTGCGAAGCGCACCGGCCAGCGACAGTATTTGTGCGTCCAAACTTCGGCTGTAGCGGCTGGCAGACTTTAGGACCTTTTCGATGTCTTTTTTATATTCGTTAACTTTTTTCGCCATTTTTGTTAATTTTTCTATATTTGCTTAAATTGAAAAAATCGCTCACACAAAAGCAAAGGTGGGGGCGAGGTTTAGCAAAACCGGGGTGCCTTAAAAAAATGCCCCCCCCCCTGCTTCATCCACCAAAAAATTTTTTGATTACCCCGGCCACCACTTCGGCGTTATGTCGCTTGGTCGCTGCCTTGCCGCTCCGTCCCATCTCCGTATGTACCTTAACGTGGCAGTCATGGCACAGCGCACGCAGGTTATTTACGTCGTACATAAGGCGGCATTTCTCGGCATAGCTAACGCCGTACTCTACTGGTCGGTGGTGGTGTACCTCCGTGGCCGGTGTTATGTAGCCCTGTGCCTTGCACCTCTCGCATAGGGGGTGAGCCGACAGGATCGCACGCCGTAGGTTTAACCATCGCGGCGTATGGATTAGCTTTATATAATCTTTATCCTTAGCCATTACTATGTTTGCGTATTAAGTAGTTAAGACTGTCTAATAAACTCTGCTGTTTGACCTTTTTATTTTCAAGTGACGCGCTGGCGCGTTCATCTACAGTATGCGCCCCGATTAACTTATACACCGTTACCGGGTGCCTTTGTCCCTGTCTATGCAGTCGGGCGTTAGCCTGTTGGAATAACTCTAAATCCCAGCCAGTACCAAACCAAACTATGTAGTGGCCGCCCTGCTGCATATTAAGGCCATACGCCGTACTTGCCGGATGAGCCAGTAGTACGTCTATCTTTCCGGCGTTCCAGTCTAATAGCTGCTTTTCGCCCTCATACACTTCTACCCGGTAGCCTTTCAGCTTCTTTGTTATGCGTGGTATATCGTGCTTAAACTGGTAGAATACTAACACGCTGTTACCGTTGGCGGCTTCTACGATCTCGGCTAACTTATCCACCTTTTCGCTGTGGATTTCGTGTATTTCCCTTTTGTCGTCATATATTGCGCCGTTGGCAAACTGGGCTAACTTATTCATAAGTCCGGCGGCAGAATTAACCAGTATGTTAGTCGGTTCGCCCTCATGCTCCTGCTTAAACTCTAACACCTTTTCACGCTCAAACTTATTATACGCCGACATGGTGGCCGGGGTCAGTTCCACCGGTACGGTGTGCATCATCAAATCGGGTAACTGCAAATAGTCCTTTGCTTGCATACTTAGGCAAATATCGGCTATCTTATTCCGTATGATTTCCTCACAGCCCTTTTTTACGTCACAGCGCACTACTATGTTATTCCAGCTATGGGTTTCAAAGTAGGTTTCGCGGTATTTGGTTACTGACTTACCAAGCCTTACGCCTTTATCCACACAGTACATTTGCCCCCATAGGTCGATTAGCCCATTAGGTGCAGGGGTGCCGGTCAGACCGATTACACGCTTTACACTTGGCCGGGCGATTCGCATAGCCTTAAACCTTTGCGACTTGGAATTTTTGAAGCTGGTTAACTCGTCGATAACCAAAACGTCAAACGGCAATTTGCCGCCGTAAAGTCCTACAAGCCATACAAAGTTATCACGGCCTATAACGTAGATGTCGGCTTTTTCGGCTAACGCCATTTTGCGCTGTTTTTCCGTGCCCATGACCTTTGCCACCTTCATGCCTTGCAAGTGGTTCCATTTGGCCGCCTCCGTAGTCCATGTGGTTTCGGCTACCTTTTTGGGTGCTACTACCAGTGCGCGGCTAATCTCGCACTCGTCAATAAGCTCCTGTATTGCAGTAAGGGTTACGACTGACTTGCCTAAACCCATTTCCCACAATAAGGCACTTTCGGGATGTTGTATTATCCATTCAATCCCTTTTAATTGATAGGGATAGGGGTTAAAGTTTATCATGTTCACTATGCCATTTACGGTGTAATGCTTGTGACGCAAACACCATTAGATTTTCGGGGTTGTTGTTTCGTTTGTTACCGTCGATATGGTGTACCACCTCACCCGGTTTAAGTGGTCGGCCTAATATTTGTTCGGCTACTATTCTGTGGGTATGCCGCCCATGAGTTTTTTCGTAGGTATCTTTTTTACCTTTGCCAATTTTGGCAGCTCTTAAACGTCGGCGATTTTCCTCAGTGGGATTTATCCGACGAAATGTGTTTGCGCCAATTTCTCGTAAATAGTCGCTGGCACATTCGGAACTACAAAACACATGGTTTTTAATATCAGATTTTAGCCGTTTAAAGATTTTGCCGCATTTTTCGCATTTTACGGTAGCCTGTTTTGCAGCATGGTAACACGATTGACTGCAATAGTTAATCGGTTTTATGGTCGATGGCCGCCGGTCAAATTCTCGTCCGCAGGTATCGCACTTTACTTTCATTGCTTGGCTAATTTAATCAGTTCGTCGATGTCGGCTTTATTGTCTATCACTTTCACCAAATGCCCCATGCCGATTAACTCAGCTATGCGTATTTGCTGTATCTTTGTTGGCTTCCGTCCTTTGCTTTTTAGTTCTGCCCAAACTACGCCACCGCCCGGAAGCACTAACAGGCGGTCGGGATAACCTACCATGTTAGGGTTAGAGTATTTGAGGCACAGCAAACCGTTTTGTTTTGCCTGTTCCACTAAATACCGCTCTATCGCCTTTTCCGATACGTCGGCATGGTGGGTTAAATTCTCGATACTTCGTTTGTTCATAGCGGCAGTAGTTTTATTTCCTTTTGGTCACGTAGTTTTTTGAAAACCTCGATAACTCCGGTGGGGTTCCTTTCCGGGGTAGTTCTCACTCGCGCTATTTCTCGCCGCAGAGGTTCGGAAGCGTGGATTATAACTACAACCTCCGCGTTATCGGGTAGGTCTTGCAGTGCTTCTAAAAGTTCTTTTTTAGTCATTTCTTATTTGGCTACCGTGGCAACTTAAATTTTGGCATACATATATAAATAAATAGATATATGCTTATTTTTTCTAAATTACCACTATAAAACATTACTTTTCTAAATAGTTATATATTTAAGTTGCCATAGTTGCCATATAACCTAACCGCTTTATTTATCAGCTTTTCCGTGGTAACTGAACGCGGCAACTAAGTTTTTTTTCTTGGTTGCCAGTTGCCACGTTTTTGTTTTCTGTGGTTGCTGGCAACTAAGTTTTGTCACTTTGGCAACTCTAACTTAGTTGCCAAAAACTATATGTCGCCCTCATACTCGATGTCGTCTTTTAGAGGTCGGGCAAAACTCTTTTGCCGCCCATATAGTTTTTCCATATACCTGCTTGTACTCCTGCGCTCCCAGCCCATTTCATCTAACAGGCGACACACCCGGCGCGATAGGTACTTATATTCTTTGTCCGACATTTCACGCCCCATGCGCTCACAGATAAACTCAGCCGCACAAATCCTGTCGCGTCGCACTGTGCCTATCTCGTCGAGTGGGTCAGGGTTCTTGATATACGCACGGCGGCGGTTTAACTCCCAGCTGTCCCAGTCGGCAGGTAGTTTCATGTCTAAAAATACAGTGAGCATATCGCGTATCGGGTCGTCGTTATCGTCGTTGTACTGGCTTTGTCGCTGGCGTGCTTCCGCTTCTAAATCGCCGGGCAAATATAGTTTTTCGCCCTGCTTCCAATACTCGACAGCCTCGGCCCAAAGCTGGTTTCGGTCACGTATGAGCGCGTCGGCAAAGTCGGGATATTTGCGCAGCTCCGGATTAACGGCAATAACCCAAAACCGGCGGTTTCCTGTGTCGCCTTTGAGAAAATAAGCCTCATTAGTCGTACCGCAAAATACACACTGGCGCGGATGTTTTTCTACTACCGTACCGTATGCTGCGCGGTAAATATCATCGCGGCGGCTTATGTAGTTTTTTACCTGCTCCACGTCGCTACGCTTGATACTTGATAACTCGGCCAGTTCTATGACCCAGCCGCACCGTAGCTGCTCCATGCCGCTTTTGCCCTCTGTGGTTACTAAGCTGTCGTTAAACCAGTCGCCGCCCATAATGCTAAATAGCGTTGATTTACCGATACCCTCGTCACCGGCTATGATTAGGCAATAATCATACTTGCAACCGGGCTGCATGATACGTGCCACGGCAGCGGTGAAATGCTTCCGTGTCATAGCCCTATTTAGCGGTGTATCTTCGGCACCGATATAGTCGATAATCAGACGCTCTAACCTCGGTGTACCGTCCCACACCAAACCGTTTAGATAATCTCTAATTGGGTGTATGCGGTGCCGGGTTAATACTGCGTCCTTAGCGTCCTTGATTTTGTCTTTGCCGGTGATTTCGTAGCGTTCATCTAAGTATATACGTAGATTAGCATCATCGCGGTTGCCCCATTGTGTAGCTTTTTTGTCCCACGGCAAACCACCTCTGACTAAATCGAAGCCGCTAAACAAATCATGCCACAAATGCCCTGCCAGTGCCGGGTCATTCTCCAGTATGCAGATTATGTTTTTGGCAGTGCTTTTAATGGTGCCTTTGCGGTCGCGTTCCAAATCGGCCATCCAATCGGTGTTAGGTTCCTCGTCGCCCTCAGTGTCAATGTCGGCAAAGTCGCTATCTGCGTCGGCTAACTTTTCTTTAGTGAGCAAAACGCGCACGGTCTTATCTGCGGCTACAAAGTCCTGCATTTTTTGATACGACGGTAGCCGGGTAATTTCAGTTACTCGGCTACCCTCATCGTGCAGCCCAAAAAGATGTATGCGCACTATGTCAAAGGCGTTGCACAGCTTCATACTTGCCGGGTCAGTGTCATGGTGCGAAAATGCAAATTTACTTTCGTATGTGACGCAGCCACCGGCGACGCTACCAGCCTTATAGGTATATCGTCCGTCGCTGGCGGTCTTTTCGTACACGTCCGGTAAAAATTTTTCTATCGCCTCCTCGATGGTATAGGCACGGCAAAACGCGCCGATTAGTCCGGGCTTCTCGGTCGGGTCGCCAGCCTTGCGGATTTCGTGCGCCAGTACGTCGCCCTCTCGGCTCGACATGGGCCACTCGCTAACGTCCTGTGGGTTGCGGTAGGTCGCCAGCACAGCGTCAACGTCAAAGGCCTGGCCATCTTGGTAGTCGAAAAAATACTCACCGTCGCGGCTGGTGCTGGGCCAATAGAATAGGCGCGGCAGCTGGTAGGTCGTATGGTCGAAAAGTTCGATACCTATACGCGCAGTCCAGTAGCGGCAAACCGGCTCATACTCAGCCGGTGTTATCTGTCTGTTAGCCGGAAGTACCAAACGCAAACGCGGCTTTTCGGGCGTATGCTTATGCGTGCTGTATATCATAGCCGCGCAGTCGAAATTTAGGGTAAAGTCGTCCCATACGTCTGCGGTGCCAAAGTCAATGTCGAGCGTAACCAGCGTGCGGTACAGCACGTTTGCAGTCTTTCGTGTGCCGTTGGATAGATAGCCACCGACAAAACCGCCCACGTCCTTAATGCCGCTTTGTTCCTCGCGGCTCATGCGCAGATATTCGCGCATTGTTTCGCTGGTGCGCTTGGTATCGGCGCACTTGGCTAAAATGTCGCTCCACTTCCACAGTTTGTTACGCCATTTTTTCGATAGTCGGCTGTGGGCTGTGGCTATGTCTAAATCAAAGTCAAATTTTAATTTATCCATTAGTCACGCCCCCCCCCAGTGCGGTACGGAAATAACCGGCGTTTGCTTCGTCGGTTATTATCTCGATTTCGCGCACGCCGACATTAGGTTTTTTAATGCGCAGCTCACACGTCGGGGTGTCCTCGGCTTCCATGAGCGCAAACACGCCGGGTATTTCGGTGCGTGGTATTCTAAAACGTAATGTGGTTGTCGCCATAGTTATTACTGTTTAAAGCGGTCGGGCAAAAATGAAAATATATGTTTGATAACCTCAATAGTCCAGCCGTTACCCAGCATCTTGTATTGCTGTGTTTCCGACACTACCCATTTGTACCAGTCCGGCACAGTTTGTAAGCGTGCGCACTCGGTAGGGGTCAACCGTCGTATGCGAGTATGTCCCCCCCCAGCCTCGGTTAATACTTTCAGCGTTCGGCCTCCTGTACCCTGCATAAGTGCCGGGGTTTTTCCGTCGGGATGGTAAACCCTGTTTTGTTGGTATGGCTGGGTGTTGTGGCTCTCTTTACTGGGGTTAACTTGTATAATTTCGTTTTGCACGGTTGCTTTGGTATTTTCTAAAATCAAATTATCTTTGGTTACAGTAGTCAAACAGTTAGTTTTACCCATTACCGGGCATGGCTCTAAATGCTGCTCTATACCTCCGTCCGGGGCGATGTTCCGTCCCCTCGATGCTACGCAGATATGTTCTTTTTCATTCTCCATTTTCTAAGATATAGGGTCGGGTGCCAAATCCATCATAACCGTTACTATAGGTAGCCGTTATGCACGGTACTTTACCGCTGCTATTGAATTTTAAGCCGCCGCCATTTTTGAGGTATGGGTTAACTATTGTCTGACTATTACCAAATCGCGCGTGTATTTGCCTCCGGCAGTTAGGGTGCTGCATTTCCCCCTCGTGGAATTTAGCGCGGAAGCCGTTACCGGCGGCTGCGTTTCTTTCGTTATAGCCTAATAGGGTCTGCACGGTTTCATCTTTCAGATAGTATTTTTCGGGTACGCTATCCTCTGTAATGTCTTTTAGGTATAGTTCCCTATCGTCGGGCTGGGGTATGTCGGCGTATATAGTCGTATCGAATAATGTACCACCGTGTCGGGTGCGAATGTTAGTCCAGTAGATGCGTTTTCGTGTTTGCGCAGATACCAGCGCACTATTTATGTGTACGCCTACTACTCCGATGGCATCCGATAAAACCTTTTCCCATTTTTTACCCATTTCCACATTTTCAAGTAAAAATAGGATATTAGGGTTAGTTTCGCGCAGCTCGTTAAGTATGCGCATATATTCCCAAAATAGGTAACTTTGCCCCTCAAACTGCACCCCGGCGTTTTTAAGTTCTAAGTACCTCGACAGGGTGTATATTTCTACCTTTTCGGTGGTACTCATCCCGGCGCGCTTACCAGCAAAGCTAAAAGACTGGCACGGTGAGCCGCCTATTAGCATATCTACATGACCTAATGCGCGGCCGTCTATGTTACGCACGTCGCCCAGTTGGATAGTATCGGGGAAATTTGCCATAGTGTTTTGTATGGCAAATTTATCTACTTCACTGGCATAATATTTTGTTACCGGTATGCCTAACTCTTGCAGGGCTATACGTCCGCAGCTCATACCGTCAAATAGGCTTAGTACGATCATAATGTATTGTCAATGTAGTTAAGAATATCCGTTAATGTTTCTACTTTACGTTCCCATTTCATTAGTGCGGTAGTTTGGCGATCTGTGCCGTACCCGTCCATCGTTAGGTCTTTATAGTGTTCCACCATTTTTAAGGCGTGGTTATATTCACGCTTAACCAACGGCAAAACGATTTCAGCCTCTTTGACGGTCATAGCGTACAGGGTAGTATCATACGCGCAGTTTGGTATGGGTTGCTTTATTATCTCCATGCGGTATTTATTTTATGCAGTTCTTTTACTTGTGGGTAGATACCCCAAAACGGAAAAGATTTTCCGATAACGGTTATTTGGTAGAGGCTATCGGCTTGTATCGCTTGGGCGTATTCCGGATGCGCAAACAGGCCGTCTATGCCGATATGATAGGTGCCGTGGTCGGTAGTGAGCAAATAATACACGTCGGTATTAAATCCGTCCTTATCGCCGTGTGTTTTGGTGATCTTCTCCACGCCGTAGGCCGTCGCCGTAATTGTATGCTCGTCGGAAAAGCGTAGCCAGCAAATAGCACCTATCAGTAGTGCCAGCATTATAAGTGCGCTAATTATTCGTGCCATAGGGTTAGACTTTTTCGGTTAATGCTTGGTGTACTTCCTCGGCGCAGTTCTTAATGTATGGGCGCGTATCGCCGTCGGAATAATCGCACGTTTCAGCCCGCACCGTTACCCATATACCCAGTATCTTAACCTGTACTTTTACGGCGTAGTCGAAGCCTATGCGCCCGGAATTAAATACACTTTCCTTAATCCGGGTTTTAAGGCGCAGGTGCTTTACGATTTCTTTCATACGGCGGCGGTTAGTATGTTTGTATATTTCCATTTTATCGGATCGGTGTTAATTGCCCGGCTTGCGCCGGGCAAAGTGTAAAGAATAAAGTTTAACGGTTGAAATTAAATGCTGAAACCGGGCGCACTCTGCCCTTGTCGCTGGCCTTAGTGTGCCATGCGTCGAGGCCGCCGTCGTTGAGGTTCAGATTCCATGCGGTCGCCGCGCTGCCCTCTGTAGAAGTCCAGTACCATTTGCCGGGTATCTCTTGGCCGCCGACGTGACGCAGGGCCGCGTTAATCTCTTTGCGGTAGGTATAGATCAAATACATTTCGCCGACGCTGGGTATATACTCGCCGTCTTTGAGATTGATAGCCGGATTAAGGCCGATTTCGCGCAGGTGGTCGGTGTTAGCCTTTCCGTTCCAGTCGGCTACCGCGTCGATATATTCGGGTATATAGCCGTCGTAGGCGGTGGTGTCCCCATTGGTGGTTAGTGTTATGTCCTTACCTCCGGCCGCGTCGGTGAGTGCTACCACTACGGCGCGGTCGCCCTGCTTTACACCGATACCGATAACCGGGTTATCGCAGTCGAGTATTAGGTTAGTACCGGTGAACTTGTCGGCGCGGCCGTCTTTGGTGACGATATACACGCCGTCGGCCGGGGTGAGGTCTAACGCTACGGCGGTAGGTTCCGGGGCGGTGTCCTCGCCGTACTCCAGTGCTAACAGGATGTCGGCGTATTGCTTGATTTTGCGCAAATCCTGTGCGCCGTCTTTATCGCGGAAGCGAGTTATTAACTTCACGATATTGCCCTGCTCAAAATCGAGCTTATTAGCGTGTATGTACTCGATGGGCTGGATGGGGTATTTGGCGTAGTGGTCGCCGCCTACCTGTGTCTGTAAAACTTTTGGCTTGTTTGCTTCCATTGTAAACAAATGTTAAATTATTTTCAAATTTTCGATTTAAGCGCGTTTCGGGGTTCGGGTGATACTTTTACTATGTTTGTTATCTCTGTGCGCGTATGGGGCTTTATTTGCGTTTTGTGGGGTTTCTTAATCTTTGAGGTAGTACGGCGTGCTGTACCCGGCACCTTTTAGGGGCAAATCGCGGCACCAGTCTATCGGCTCGCTAAATAGTGCCTCTACGTCGGCCAGCGGTCGGCTTATGGGCGTTTCTACTACTATCTCGTCGTGGATGTGAAACACTATCGGCAGGTCGGCGGCTTTGGCGCGTAGCATAACGATGCCTAATATGTCGCGTGCGGTAGCCTGTACGATATTCTCGGTTAACTTACCGCCGTATGTCCGGGTCACTTCCCATTTTTTCGTAGTTTGGTTCATGCCCTCGTACTCTATAATTTCGTGGTCGCCGCGCCAGCCGTCGTTATATTCCATGTTCACCCGGGCGCGTGGGTAACAAAGCGTGCGGCCCGACGGCAGGGTTATAAGTAGCATACCCCAGCGGAAGCCGACGGCTATACCTCGGTGTATCGTCACGGTATTGCCGGTTTTGATAGCGGTAATAGCGGCTTTTTCCACCACCGCCCACAGTCTTACGGTATGGGGGTTTGCGTCGCGCCACTGGCGTACTGTCTGCTTTTCCTCATATTCGGTTAGCCCCATTTTAGAGCCGCCCATAGCCTCTAATGCCGACACGCCGCCGCCGAAGCCTAACGCCAGTACGGATATTTTACCCTTTTGGCGTAGGTGGGCGTTTCGGCCGTGCTTCTCGACAGGTACACCAAACATACGCGACGCGGTAGCACAATAGATGTCGCCGCCCTCGCGGAATACGTCCAGCACCCAGTTTTCCCCGGCTATCCATGCAATTACGCGGGCCTCGATAGCGGAAAAGTCGCAGACGTGGAAAATATTACCGGGTGAGGCGACAAACGCCGTGCGTATCAATTCGCTTAATACCTGTGTGACGTTGGCGTAGTTCATTTCAAACTCTTCCAAATCACCGGCTTTTACCAGCGTCCGGGCGTAGTCCAAATCGGCTAAATGATTTTGCGGCAGGTTTTGTATTTGCACCAGCCTACCGGCCCAGCGGCCAGTACGCGCAGCTCCGCAAAATTGTAATAGTCCGTGTATGCGTCCGTCGTCACACACGCACGTTTGCATAGCTTCGTACTTCTTGTTAGAGGTCTTAGCCATTTCACGGCGTAGAGCCATAACCCGGCGTGCTTTGGGCCAGTAGGTTAATGCGTCCTCGATTTCGTCGATGTTCTTTTTATTGATACTGGCAAACGCTAACCCGGTCGTGCGTTTCAAATACTCTTTAATCTGTGCCGCGCTGTTAGGGTTTTCCATGCCGGTTATCTGCTGCGCCTCTTTTAGTAGTTCGGCTTTATACTCGATGTCGAAGCGTGCGGCGTTATCCACCAGTACACGGTCGATAAGTACGCCCCGGTCGTTAATTTCTTGGTCGGCTATATAAAGCTGTTCGTCAAACTCGACAGCCTCAAGGCGGCGCACTTTGGCTAATAACGCCTGTTCTACCTCCACGTCGCGTATGCAGTAGCGTTTGAACGTGTCCCAGCGGTCGGGCGCGGCACTCGGCAGGTGACGCACTCCATTACGGCCCGGCATAGAAAAAAAGCGTATAAGCGTCTTACCCTCGGCCATTTTGCCGTCAGCCAGTTTAAGCACTTCGCCGCACTGACCCAGTGACAGGGGTAAACCCATTCGGGCGGCGCGTACCATAGTGCATTTCCACTGTGCCGGGTCAAAAGGTCGGCTAAGTCCGAAATGCTTACTAAGGCAGATGCGCTCAAATGCGGCGTTCCATGCGGTTTTTATTACGTCCGGGTCTGCCAGTGCGTTTAATATGTCGTCGGGCAATTCCTCGCCCTGCGCAAAGTCCACGCACGATACCGGGCCGTTATCCACGCTGTACGCAAAAAGCAATACCGCAAAGTCCGGGGCCTCGACGTACTTATACACACCGCATTTAGACAAATCGCGGCTGCTATACGTTTCTATGTCTATGCCTAATTCTTTCATTTTAACTGTTTATCTGCGGCGGCCTTTTCTAATAGCATTACTGCGGCTGCGTGCCAGTCGTCGATGTCGGCAAACTTTTGGCAAAACTCATGGTATTTATCCAATAGGCCACAGGCGATTATAAAAGTGTACGCCTTATTTTTAGCGTTCTTTTCTATCTCAAAGGCTTCCGCGCTGTAAGTCTTACAGGGGGGGGTGCTACTTCGTTACTCATGGCCGGGCTTGATTTTTTCTAACAGTTGGTCGGTAGCCTCGTTAGAGGTGTTAGCCATTGCGTCGAGCGCGTCGTATGCCAGCGCGATAGGCAGGGCGACAGTGCGGAATATGATAGCCAGTGTGCTGCACGCTACTGCGCCGATTATGTAAACTATCTTTTTTGCTTTCATTGGTTTTGTTGTTTTAGATACCCCCCCGGCGCATAGCCGGTAGGGGTATTATGTTAGTGATTGGTTTTGGTTTACAGGTCTTCGTCGTCCTCGTTGTCGATGTCGGCAAAATCGCTTTCGGCACTTGACCGGCCGCCCAGCTTTTCGTCGTCCTTAAACTTCATAATGTTGTTGAGGCCGCACGCTACGCCGCGATTTCCGTTTGTGTCGTAGGGGTAGAAAGTGACCGACACGATAGCCCAAACGCCGCTGTAGATTTCTTCCTCGTCAACGATGGGCGCTTTGTTGCGGTCGACGATACCAGGACGCGTGCTGCTCTTGGCGTTGACGTAGAGCATACCGGCATATACCTCGTCGTCTTTGTCGTCGCCGTCACGCAGCGGCAGGTCAAGTTTTTTAGGTTCTTTGCCGCCCCACTTCGATACGATGCCGGAAGCCTTAGCCGCCTCTATAGCTTTTTTGATTGCAGCGATGGTTTCCTTTTCAGTGGCAGGGATAAGTACGTTAGTCATGTACTTGGCGTTCTTGTCATCGCCGTCGGGGTTGTATTTGCTAAATACATGGGTGTAGCTCAATCGGCAGGGGCCGAAAACTACTTTGTTGTCTGTTACTTTTGGTGTAATCATACTGTTGTTATTGATTTGGTTGTTATACGTCGATGTCGTTAAAATCGTCCGCTGCGGCGTTGTACGCCGGGCGTTTGTCGTCGGCTGTGGTTAGTGTCGGTTTGCCCTGCGGCTTGGTGATATAGTCCGCGCAGATAGCGGCTAACCGCTTTTTGCCTACCAGCTTTTCAAGGTCGCCGATACCGCACAAAACGGCCGGCTTCATGTACTCGCTTTCGTCGTAGCCCTCTTTGGATAGTAGAGCGATAACGGCTTTGTCGTCGGTGATTTTTCGGTTACTGCGTCCCTCGACTAACTTATAGCCGGGATAGCTTACACCGGCTAACGCCTGTTGTAGCGCGTAGTCCTCCATACTCGACACCCACGATTTTATGATAGCCAGCCACGGCAGGATGTCGGCTGCCATTTTCTTAGGTGTGAGTAATCCGGGGTCGGGGTTTCCCTGTGCGATTGTGGTACACTTTTCGGCCAGTGCTTTGCACCCACATTTCACGCGGCAGAACTGGCACCACTCGCCGGGGTTCTGCTCACCCTCGCCGCTAAATGCCTCTACAGCTTTGGGGCGTAGTTCATTCTCGGCCCATGCCAGTAGATCACTAACCGACATTTCAAACTCACTTAAATTGTCGATGCGCGGCTGTACGATCGTCATACGCACACGGTCTATGCGGTACTCAAAACTATGTTTGAGGTATGCGCCCAGTGCGTAGATTTTCATTTGCTCATTATCGACGGCAGACACGCGCACGCCTTTGCCATATTTAAAGTCGATAACTTCCATGAGGCCGTCGGCGATTATGGTAGCGTCGGAAGTGCCAAACGCTTCCGGCACATACTCCGAAAAATCTAACCGTATCTCAATAAGTAGCTGCGCGTCCTTTGTGATCGTCCGGGCGGCGTTAAACTTCTCCAGCACGATAGTTTTGTAGGTGTCGGTGTACTCATCCATTTCGCCGGTATGGTACTGGTCGTTAAGTTCGGCTATCTCCTTATCTTCGTGCTTGGTGTCAAGTCCGAAAAAGGATTTTAGCTTTTTGGCGCAGTATGCGTGCGCTAATGTACCCTCCTGCGCGTAGGTGCTTTCGCTATCCGGGGCCGTAGCCTCCAGCCGTGGGGCGGCGGTGCAGTGCATCCACCTATGAGCCGCCGACGGCGATAATAATGCGTGTTGTCCGGGCATAACTTAGCTATTTAGAATGGCGCTGGGGGGGGTGTAATGTTTCCGTCCTCGCCGATTATGAGTGCTTCGCACTCGGCGATAAATGCGGCTCTCTGTTCGACAGGTAACGCGCTGGGCTTATCCGCGCCCAGTATAGCGGCGATACGCTTAAATTCGCCTGTTAGCTGCTCGTGGTATTTCTTGTAACCCTCGCCGGCAGTATTTTCTTTGTAGTCCTCGCCCTCAAAGCGTTGGCGCGTGCGGTGCATACAGGTCCTAATATCTTCTTCGGTTAGCGGCTTTTCGGGCTGCTGTACCGGTGCCTCGATCGCCGGAAGCTGCGCCGGGGCTACCGGGCGGCTCTGCAAAATGGCAGTTAGTAACGTCGCTAATTGCGGCGTAATGCCTATTTGCACGTTAATGTTAAAATCTAAATTCATATAGTAAACTTTATTAAGTTGGTTACTTCATGCAGTATGCCTGTGCGTGGCCGTTAAGTTCGTCGGCAGTGGCTACCGGATTGCTCATTAGCCATGCCTCTAACTCGGTGCGTTTGAAAAAGCAATTTTTTCCGTTAGGCTTTGAAAATGGTATCTTTCGGGTAGAGGTCAGTTTATAAAGTGCGCTGGGTGTCATTCCGGTGTACTGGGCCGCCTCGTCTAAGGTTAAAATTTCCTTTTGGCATACCATTAAATTTTTGCTTATGGCAAATGCTAATTGGCTAATTTCCTCCTGTGTCATAGTTCCAGTGCGTGTTTAGTAATCGTTAACCGATTGTTAGCGTAATCCGATAAGGCCCGGAACTTGCAGCGTAATGAATTTTGCAGACGGTACGCTATAGCCTTACCGCTGTTTATCGCGTCCGCGTCCGGTAGGTTAAATGTGATAGTTTGCCCTACCTCCATTTTGCGCAGTGCGTCGCTTGTTACTTTTGTCTTTTCCATCTTTATACTTGTTGCGTGTCATACTATAGGGCTTTTCAACGTGGGTAAAAAGTCACTATCAAACGGCCCGCCTGTCCTTTGAACTGGGGTGCATGGTCGTAGCTCTTTAATGCTTTGCGGCTGTAATGCTCGGCGCGCAGGTCGCCCACCATTTCGCAAAACTTTGTAAAGCCTACCACGATGCGTTTGCGCTCCTTTGGAAAGGTTAGGCGTATGGGGTAGTCGCGGTTGATTTTCTTGCGCAAATCCTCGACGTTTTCGATAGTGTACTGTTTAGCCATTTGTTATTTTGTTTGTTATTCTTTTGG